TTAGATGGTGGTGCGGCCTACATCACCGGGACCGAAGTTTTCCCGGTATTGGCCCAAGTAACCGACAGCCGTCTCTGCATTGGTGAAGAGACCGACCGTGCCCCCGGCAATAGCACCCATGGCGGTTGGCACGATCAGGCCGACCAACTGGGAAAGAGCGCCGAAGCCGAAGCCGCCGGCACCGCCCCATTTCCCGCCGATTGCCATGCCCGTCGCGGCGCCGTCGACGGCGCCTACGATCATGCCGGAAAGAGTTCCACCCGAAACGCAGGTGACTTCAATGTCATTGAGTTCTTTCATTTCATATATCTCCTTTAGGCTTTCCGTGAGTCTGGAAAGCCATTCGATGGTACTAATCCGAAAGAGTGGGATGAACTGCCAGGATTAGCGGTTTTTCATGGGCTCGATAATTCGTTTGACAATGAGTTTCAATATTCGGCGGATGAAGGTTTGCCACTCCGGGTAAACTTTGCGAATGATTAAGGCCGGTTCGTGCGACACCTCGATAAGACCTGTTGAACAAGTCAACGCCGTATCGAGGGCTCATTCATATCGGCTCCGGCCAACCGCTCTTCGTCCGAGTCAGTACGGCCTCGCATAGCGGCATTTCATGGCATCAGCCGGTCGAGCAGCGGCGAGCTGAACAGCCGATGCGGATCGGCTTCGTTCAACTGGCGCACGGCGCTGTCCCAATCGTTGTCTGCGACCAGGCCCTGGCGTAGCGACTGCGCCACCAACTGGTCGACCACCGTCGGCTCGTCCCAGGCGGCGGCGGGGCTGTAGCCCCAGCCCTTGCTCCACTCCACCCGCAGCGAGGCGTAGTCGCCGCTGAAGTGGTCGAACAGCCAGGCCTCGAACTCGTGGTAGAAGGCATTGGCCTGCGGGGTACCGGGCAGGCTGAGGATGTCCAGCCAGATCGCCGTGTCCCACTCCGGTTGGTCGGGGCGCGGACGGATCGCCGACAGGCTGGGCACCTGGGCGCCGGGAACGATCGACTCGCCGGGCTGGTCGAGCCCGCTGACGCGAATCTCCACCGGGCCGTTCATGGGGTAGTGGCCGTTGGCGCGGTAGGCGGCGACCATCGTCTGGTACTGCAGGTAGAACTCGTTGATCACCCGCTGCACGTCGCGACGCCGGGTCAGCACCGCGTAGCCGTTGGCGGTGACGCGCAGGGTGCTGGGCTTGATGTACAGCAGCAGGTCCTTGCTCCAGCCCCACAGGTCGTAGCCCAGGGTCAGCGCCATGCCGCCCACTACCAGGTCGTACTGCAGCTTGCCGAGCAGCGGGGTGAGTTCCGGGTGGCCGGTGTTGATCGCCGCCAGCAGGTCGGACAGCGCCTTGGGAATGTTGTCGGAGAAGGGGTAGTTGAACGGGCCGTTGACCGCGCGGGCGCCGAACGGGCAGCGCGGGGTCGGCGTCCAGACCTTCAGCCAGGGCTTGTCGGTGAAGGGGAACCAGATGGCCTCGGCGCGTCCGCTTTTCTGCAGGAAGCTGTCGAAGGTCCTTCCGCCGCTGCCGGCCGCGGCGAACATCTCGCTCGCCGGGATGTTCACGTAGCTCTGGCAGCGCATGCGCTTGTTGACCCCGGCCTGGAGGGTCGCCTCGACGATGAAGGCGCGTCCGAGGTGGACGAGGAACGGCGCGCAGGCCGGATCGTCGCGGCGGAAGGTCTTCAGCACGTATTGTCCGGCGGCGCCGTCCCAGACCACCGCGGTCAGCGCCACGATGCTGTTGCTCAGGGAGCCGTAGCTCTGCCCCGGCAGGCGGCTTTCGCCCTGCGCCGGGATGCCGGTGCCGTGGCCGTCGATGGCGAGCACCCCGCCGAGGGTCAGGTCACCCGGCGCCGGCGTGGCGACGAAGCCGAGCTTGACCCGCTCCAGTTGTTTCAGCAGGGCTTCCATGGTGACGCCGGTCTGCGCGCTGAACAGGCCGAACTCGCCCTGGGCGTCGATCCGTACGCGGGTCAGGTAACGGCTGGTTTCCACCAGCACGATGCGGCTCTCGCAGTTCTCGCCGCCTTTCAGCAGCAGCGGGGACCAGTTGTGACCCATGCCGCGCGGGCGCACCTTGAAGCCGTTCTGCCAGGCCCAGTTGACCACCGCGAGAACCTCTTCGTTGGTGCGCGGGGCGCAGCTCCAGAGGTCGTCGGCGGCGATTTCCCCCGACCAGTTGCGGAACGCCCGCCGATAAAGTTCGAGGCCGGCCGGAAAGCCTGCCGGCGCCGGACAACTGCTGGCGGCGGCTTCGGCGGGCTGGATGACGAAGGCCGGGGTCCAGCCGGCCACCAGGCCGACCGCGCCGAGCGTGGCACTCTTGCCGAGGAAGCTGCGGCGCGACAGGCCGCCGGATTCCTGGTCGGGATCGCCGACGAAGGCGTCGGCTTGCTGGATGGGGTCGTGCATGGCGGTTCTCCTGATCGGGGCGCTGGTCGCCCCTTCCCGGTTGCCGGGTCCTAGGTCGCCGCCGGGGGCGTCCGGGTCTCCGGCGACGGTGGAGGCCCGCTCCGCGACGGGAGCGGGCCGAGGTCCTGGGATCAGGTCCACTCGGTGTCGTAGTGGTAATCGATGCGGCTGGTGTCGCCGCCGAGCAGGCCGCCGACCGCGGCGACGCCCTTGAACACGCCGTAGCCGAGGGTGTCGGCCAGTTGATGGATGGGGGTCAGGCCGACGGCGTTGAACACCTTGCCGACCGAAGAGATGACCGACGTGTTGAGCAGGTCGTTGGACACCTTGACCACATCGACGATGGCATCGCCGACGAAGCTGAAGAGTCCGGCGCCCGATACCTGGTCGATTTCATCGAAGCTCAGTTCCTGAAGTGTGGCGAGTTGCATGGCGCTATTCCTTCATCAATCAAGTTTTGAGCGATAGCCGGCCCTCTCGCATAAACATCGGTTTGCGAAGATAGAGTGACTATCGGTTGCCAGCCGCTCTGGAAAAGTACTTTGCCGGCTGGTCGCTGAAAATTACTGATCTGCCGGCGAGAGTGTCAATCTGGGAAGTTGATAGGTTGAACCTGGAATATCCATGCTAGGCAAATGACGCCGATATTCTGTCAGTGGAATTGGTCGATGTTTTTTCGAATGCCGCGATAAGCATCTGGATATTGCTGATCCATTGATATTCGTGGGTACTGGGAAGCGGTTCGCTATTTTTACGAGATGATGCGCCAATCCAGAAAAGTATCGAATTATTGCTTTCGGAAAAAATTCAACTGCCTTGCTGATAGGTTTCTTCCGGTCGAGTTATTGAAGTCCATGTCCGGTCTTGCGTTGTTTTTCAAAGTAGAGAAACCGGCGTCATAAATTTGTGCGGATAACTGGCGGGCAAACTTTCCCAGGCTGCGCTTCTGTTGCGGGGAAGTGCTTCGGTTCGTGTCGAGGCGCTTTCCAGTCTTGACAGCCCGGCACAGGCGCGTAGAGTTCCGCGCATGAATCGTGCAGCCCTGACCTTCAAGCGCTATTACGCCTATCTGCTCCCTCATTGAGGCGGTAGATGCGTCGCTGCATTCCCGAACCGCCCGAGGCGGCGGTCCGGTGATCTTCTGCCTTATGTTTGATTTTCTATGTGTATCAGTAGCTTAAGACTGATCGCTTCCACAAATTTTGTCTTCGTTTCCGCAATTCATGCCTATCTAACGGGGTTCACGGCCTTCCCGATCCGGCGGTAGACGCGTTTTGTGATCTCCTGGGTCGTGTGTCCGAGCAGGTCTGAGGCGTCGGCCAGGCTCTCGATATCGGAGGCCGCCTTGGGGCGAATGTCCCGGAACTGGAACTGCATGATCTCCCTGGCCAAGTCTTGGTCACCCGCCTTGATCGCCTCCTCGGCCGCAGCCTTGCGTGCGGTATCGAACCTGGTGCGAAGCATCTTCTCTGTCATCGGCTGGCCCTTCTCGTTGGTGACCAGCGCCGGAGAATCGGAGGCGATCGACTCGACCAGGTGGCCGAGCTGGGTCATCTGTCCGTCGGCGCGGCGGAGCCGTATCCGGAGCTTGCGAGACGTCTTGTTCTGCCCGACCAGCAGGTAGTCTCCGGAAACGTCGTTCTTGCGCAGCTTCCTCACGTCAGCCGGGCGTTGGCCTGTCAAATACGCGAGGTCCATCGTCACCCGCAGATCGTCCGGGGCTTTCTCGTAGAGCGCCTTCCACACCTCGTCCGTGACGTACACATCACGCGGCTGCTCCTTGTTCTTCTTCACCCCGCGACAGGGGTTTTCCATGCTGGTGATGCCCCACTCCCTGGCCATGTTGTAGGCGAAGGAAAGCAGGGTGATCTCCCTATTCGCTCGAACCTTGGCCGTCCTGGCGTCTCGGTACTGAGCGATGGTGCTCGGCGTAATGTCCTCTACCGGGGCTTCGTCAAAGGCGCCCAGCAGTTGGCGGATCATCTTCGAATACTCTTTCTGGGTCTTCGGCGCCTTCGTCGGAACCACGTCCCGCTCGAACCTGCGCAACAGATCGCCGACGGTCCGAGTGGTTGGCGGCACGGCCTTTCTCTCCAGCTTCGCCCACTTCTCCCGAGCCTCATCCAAGTCCGTGCCCAGCGGGATCTCCTTGCGCCTCCCCTCAGCATCCCGCCCGTCGTAGTAGTAACCGACCCAGACCTTCCCTGACTTCATCGTCCGGGTACGCTTGATCATGCGAGGCGGCAGGCCCCGGTTCTTGTTGCTCCGCGGTCTCATTATCTAACCCTGGACAGGTCCAGGCTCCACTTCTCGGTTGCTTCCATCGTCGGCTTCACGCCGGCCAGCTTCAGGCGGGCATATACGCGCCCAACTATCGGGCGGTTCGCCGCGGTCACGGCGTACTTCCAGCCGTACCTATTCAGCCACTCGATCTGCTGGCTCGGGTACTTGCGCCCAGTCAGCTCGGCGACTTCCTCTTCGGACAGGAACTCGGATACGGGGCTAGTCGAGCTTCCCATTCCCTATCTCCTCTTCGTTGCGCGCTGCGACCAGGTGTAGCGGCACTTCGTGGCGCCCGCGGGCAACCAACTCACCGTCAACCACCTCCGCCTTTCGCTCCACCGTGCGGATCGATCCGTCCTGGCTGTGGACGGTGAGTGCCGGGCGTCGAATCTGCACCGTTCCATCTGGCGCCATCTCCTGCCGCGGGGCGCCGTAGAAAGGGCCGCCCGGGGCGAACGGATCGGGGATTGCCGACGGATTCTCAAGCAGGAACTTCTGGAACATGTTCTGGACCGCTGCGGTAAGGGGCCCCGTGTTCCCTCGGTTGGAGCGGCCGCTCTTGTGATCTGCGCTGTCCTCGAACTCCCCGCCAATCCAGAGCAGGCCGCCAACGACTCCGGCGTCGCCCGCGCAGACCTCGGCAGCCTCGGCACGGTGGGCATGATTCACCCCCAGGAGATCGCACAGGTCGTCGAACGACAGGGCCTGCTCGATCATGGCTGAGTTTCCAATAAGCCAGGCACCGCTCTCCTCCATGGCCTGTCTCGCAGCTCTGGTGCGCTCCCGATATGCCTCTCGCTCGCGTTCCAGCGCCTGCTCGGTGAACGGCATGCCCTTGAGGAGCCGCCGACACACCTGGCGATACTCGGCGAAGCTGGTGTTGCGATCGGCGCACACCGCGCGGACGAACATCCGGAGGGCCGCCAAACGGACGCGCAGGTTACGGCGACTGTCGGCGTAGATATCGATCAGCCGGTGCAACGTTGCGCCCTTCATGACCGGTTCTCCTTGTTCGTGTCGCAGATCCGCAGGTCGACGCCGCAGGCCTGGACCAGTTCGGTCAACTCGCCGAGCTTGGTGTTGGGGTTCTGCATCGCCTGGCCCAGGCGGACCAACTGCTGGCCGAGGGGGGCGAGCGGGGTGGGGCGATACCCTGGTGGCGGCGGAATATCGGAGCCTCTCATCACTGACATACCTCCCAGATGAACAGATTCTTGAACGGCTGGAGCGCTGCACCGGCGGCAACAGTGGCCAGGCCAAGCAGCGCGACGAGTGCGATAGCGGTCAGTGCTTTGCGCATGGTCATCGCTCACCTCCAGGCGCTGGCGCAGCGGCAATGAGGCCCTGATACACACGCGCCAGGAAGGCGCGAACCGCACCCCGATCCGGGAAGTAGTACTCGGTATCCTCAACGAGATACCCGTCCATTCCATCCTCGCAGTCGCGGCGTGCATCCAGCATTTCCGGGGTCGGCTCTACCGGAACCAGCTTCCACCCGTCCGGCACGCTGTGCTGAGCCTGGGCTTTGAATTCAGCGACCCTGGCCAGGGCAGCGTCTCGCTCTTTTTCGCAGCGCCCCCAGCCGTTCGTTGCGCTACCGAGCTTGAAGATCAGCTCAGTGTTGCGCTCTCGCTGAGATTGAAGCTCCGCTCGCAGTGCTTCGACTTGCGCCAGGGCGGCCTTCAGTTGATCCTCCAAGCGCTTGGCATAGCCGCGAATGCCTTGCACGGTCCAGCCACCATCGATGGCGTCTTGCGGCAGCCCTTCGCAGATGCGCTCGAGCTGGCGCAGGCGCCTCAGCTCATTGACCGCTACCTCGACGGCTTCAATCACTGGCACGCCGACGTAGCCGTCCTCGATTGCCACGCGATCAAGCCAGCGCTCCAACGTATTGAGGCTCTCGGCAAGGGAGCTGTAACCCGATCCCTGCGTAGTGCTGGGTGAGGTGCGCCCGCCGGCATTACCCGGCCCGGAAACAGGTTCGGCGCCAGGGTTTCCCGGCTCTGAGCTCGCTCCAGCGCCACCCAAGGCCGCCAGTGCGATCTGTCGCATGTTCGCTGCCGACAGGTCGTCCTGCTCGGGGCAGGGGAGCTCGGCGATGGTGCGGAGCGCCAGGAGGGCTCGCTCGAGCGGAATCTCTCCTGCACCCTCGGTGTCAGCCAGGTGTTTCGCTACCGTTTCCCGGATGACGCGTAGCGCGTTCATGGCCTGGAGCGAGCTACCGTCCTGGCCGAGCTTGGCGGTCAGGTCGATCTGTTTAAACAGGGCATGGGTCATAGGTCACCCCCTTGCTTGGCGCTGCGCACTGCCTGGTAGGCGAGGGCGTAGCAAGCCATTTGCACCAGCAGGCTCGAAGCCGCGAGTGCAGGGTGATCTGTGAGGGCCAGGGCCGCCACGTGCAGAGCGCCGGTAGGGATGGAGAGCCAAGGGCGGGCGAGCAGGTTCGCGGCTCCTTGCCCCTTGATGCCGCCGGCGAATATCAGCAGCCAGCAGAGAACGTTCGTGGCCGCCGCCACATAGAACGCGAACCGGTGAAGCGACCCCTGACTGAAGTACAGGCACGCGCTGAGCAGCAGGCTGATCGCGGTGCCGATGAGTGCTTGCTTCATGATCAGCGACCTCCGGCGGCAGCGGTCAAGGCGTCGAGGAGCGCTTGCTTTCGGCGCTGGCCATGCAGGTACTCGCGCAGGGCAACGACGATCAGGGAGTTCATGCTGCGCTCGTCTCGCTTGGCCTCGGCTTCGACCTCGGCCCTCAGGCCGTCCGGCAGACGGACAACGAACTTGTCCATGTCCCGGCTGGTGCTGGCCGGCAGTTCGGTTACAACGGTTGCTCGTTTCATGATCAGCCCTCCACCTTCACGAACCGGTGGTTGTCATCCAGCTTGTAGGCAACACCTGGCTCAAGGCCGTCTTCGCCGATATAGCCGGTGACGGTGCGGTAGCGATCGGCCTTTTCGTCCCAGTAGCGGATGCGGACCTCGCCCTTCTCCCCGGCGGTGGCGGTGCCCCAGTCCCCGGCGGTGGCGGTGCCCTTGTACCCGGCGGTGGCGGTGCCCCAGTCCCCGGCGGTGGCGGTGCCCTTGTACCCGGCGGTGGCGGTGCCCCAGTCCCCGGCGGTGGCGGTGCCCTTGTGCCCGGCGGTGGCGGTGCCCTTGTACCCGGCGGTGGCGGTGCCCCAGTCCCCGGCGGTGGCGGTGCCCCAGTCCCCGGCGGTGGCGGTGCCCCAGTCCCCGGCGGTGGCGGTGCCATATGCGCCTACCTGACAGAGTTCCTTGTCGCCTGCCTGTAGGGTGGCGCCGATCACTGCAACTCCGGCCGCGCGTGGTTCGTTTGCGATCAGGAACTGTGTTGCGCTTGCCTTGTCCCCGATGTGACGGATTGTGCAGCGAGGAAACTTCACCTTGCCGCCGAGGGCGATCAGGTCAGCTATTACAACCTCAACCACTAGCCACTTCGCATCGGCGTCGCCTACAGTGCTGCTGCAATCATGGTCGCCCTGTCCGAACAGCCATCCATGCAGGCCGTGACCGCACTTGTTGTCCTTCTTCCAGTCCGGGGCTTCGACTACCGCTCCGATCTTGTCGGGCCACTGAAACCCGCCGTGACTGGTGAGATCAGCGCTGCAGGTCCTGAGGATGAGAGCGGTGTCTTGCTTCTTGGTCTTTGCTTTGGTGGTCATACTTTTCTCCAGTGGCGCCATCGCTGGCGCCTGGGCGAGGGGCTACTTGCTGATGCCGATGAAGGGAAGCGGGGAGCCGCTGGCCATGTAGGTGGGCAGCTTTCCGTCCCACTTCTCGACGGCATTGAGGGTCACGACGTCGGGGTTCGAGCGCAGCGCCTGGGCGCGGATCTCGATCGCCTTCGCGTCGGCGGTGGCCAGGGTCAGCTTCGCGTCCGCCTCCCCTTGGGCCCGAGCGCGTTCCTTGTCGGCTTCTGCCTTGGCTTGGGCGACCTCGTTACGGCGCTGCTCGGCCATCTGGGTGGCCTGGATCTTCGCGTTCAGGCTCTGCGTAACCTGAGGCGGGAGGACCAGGTCGGATGCGTAGTAGATGCGCTCGATGTTGATGCCGATGGGCGCCACCTGGTCGCGCACGCGCTTCTCGACGGCCAGCAGCAGGTCCGCCTTACCGGCGCCATAGACGCTCTCGACTGGAAGCTTCGAGGCAACATCGTTGAAGGCATCGCGCACCATGTTCCGCAGGAACTTGTTCGTGATTTCGTCGATTCCCGCCCGGTACTTCTGGAACAGCGTCGTCACCTTGTCGGGGGATACCGAGTAGGTGATGCCGACGGCGCCGCCAACCTTCATCCCCTCGACGGTCTGGAAACTGATCGCTTCCTTGCCGCCCCAGGTTTCGGTCTGCGTGAAGGTGGGGAACAGGTAGAGCTCCTCGTTCACGCCTACCCAGTAGCGACCAGTTCCGACCTCGCGCGTCTCCACGCCCTTCTCGGAGCCGTAAAGGTTGACGATCACGCCGACGTTGCCGGCAGGCACCTTCGAACAGCCCGCCAGGACGGCGAGCAGGCACAGCATTGCAGCAGCGGGAATCCGCTTCATTGGTCTTTCTCCTTGCTGGTGGTGGCCGCTTCTTCGCGGCGGGTGTTGGCGAGGTGGATGCCGAGGCAGACCGAGGCGATCAACCAGACGCCGGGGATGGCGAATCCCGCGAAGACCAGAACATCGTCGCGGCTGCTGACCAGGGCCGGCCCAATGCCGCCCACCAAGGCGACGGACAGCCCGGCATAGGCCAGCAGGGCGATACAGATCAGGAAGAGCTTCCCGGGCTTGATGAGAGGTTTGTTGTCCATGCTTTCCTCCAGGCAAGCCGATGGCCTGCCGCGGTTGTTGGCTTTCGCGAAAATCGATTGGGTGTCGGTCAGCCCCGACTGCTCACCACTGCCCAGGTGACGGGCTTTGCGCTAGGCTGAGCGCTCTCACACAACACAGCCAGCAAAGGAGGGCGGAGCCGTGGCGGTTTCCGTAATTGCAAAGTTCATCGCAGATGAGTGGTTCAAGATCATGGCGATCCTGTGTTTCCTGCTGCTGGCGGCCTCGCTCACTCTCGACCTCAAGGTCGACAACGGCATCGTTGGGCTTTTCGCTTTGTCCGGAATGATCTGGGGGATCGGCGAGATGGCTTGCCGCCCCTTCGTGTCCAGGATGGCTCCGCACCCATACCAATTTGGCTCGGTCGTCATCAGTGGCAGGCCTCGCCGGATGAACAAGACTGGCTTCGTTCTGTTCGTGCTATCGATCATCGTGGCGATCCTTGGCTGCCTGAGGGCATGGCCGCTTGTGTTGCCCATGATTGAAGTAGTCCTTCACCCGAACACCCTGTAGCGGAGTCACGCCACCCAGGCCACGCCATCGCGGCGAGCAGTCAGACGAGTTTCGATCTTCCTTTCGCCGCCCCGACGGCTGCGCAACATGTGGTCATCGTTGAGCAGTGGCTGACCGGCGACGAGGAAGGCGAGGGCGATCACGGCGGGTGAGATAAGCCCGCGGCGCATAGCCTCGGCCACCAGGGCGGCACGGCGGGTGACGCCGAGTTTGGTGGTCGCTGCCAAGACGCGCTTACCCACCGTGCCCGGCTGCATGCCCAGGTCGCGGGCCAGCTCCTTCGAGGTACGACCCGCAGCGATGCCCAGGACGCACTGAAGCTCACGCAGGGACAGGCCTTTGCCGAGGAAGCCGGTGAAACCGTGTGCTGTGATGGTGGCGGTGGTGGTCATGTGCTGCTCCGTGCTCTGGAACCAAGAAGGTACATACTGCAAATCAATCTAGTACCTTAAAGGTACATTGTCAATTGCAAAATGTACCTGTGAATCAGAATGGCAAGAGCGGAGTCTTTGAGGCGGGGCGTGAAGCTGGTGTAGGGGCACAGAAAGAAAGAGGAAGGGCTACGAGTAGGTGCAGGCTGAGATGGACGGTGTCGGCCTGGTGTTCAACGACGACGGCACCGTAACGCTGAGGTGGGATAGGCAGGCGCTGGAGGGGTAGGGCGGAAATGAAAAGCCCCGCAGATGCGGGGCCATTGGACAATCTCTTTCTGTTACGCCCTCATTTTTTCGAGGAACTCCTTCACCGGAGCGGTGCTGGATTCGCTAACAGTTTTCTCGGACGACTCGATTTCATTCAGTCGCTGACAAATGATTTGCTTGATCTCGGATCGAGCAAACCGATTGAGTAGGTCGCGGATCATCGGCTGATAGCCGACTCCGTGATACTCGGCAATTTTCTTGAGATCGTTTACTAATTGCTTTTGTAGGCGAATGGAAATCAGTTGGAGGCCGAGCGCGTCATCCACCTCTTGCTTTGAGCCAGTGGAGACTTGGGCGTGCGCTTCGGTCGTCCCGAGCTCGCCGCTTTCCCACAGTTCAACGTTGCTCATAGCTTCCTCACTCTTTGTCATTTGATTGCAAATTTTCTGTAGATACGTGTTTCTTCAGCACTGGGTTCGTACGCTGTTTTCAGGAAAACCTTACCATTCTCGAAGACGAAACAGATCTTTAGGGCCCTGCCAGCGTTTGTTTCGGCTACGAACCATTTCGTTACAGGGTCTGTCTTGTGATCCTCTCGCAGGTCGATCAGGTGTTCACCCTCGCAGTTCTCGAAGCATTGCTCGATTTCTCTGCGGCTCACGCCACCATGCTTTTCCTGAAGCTTCCTCTCGATGGCGTCCGAAATGATCAGATTTTCCAAGCGCGGTTACCATTTGACTTTGTATATACAGATGATAGGCCGCTCTGGGAGGTAGATCAATCCCTCTGTATATACAGACAGCTAGGCAGAAAAATGGTTCGGCTGAGAGCAGTCAGTGTCGCCGCCGGCGCATCACCGACCACCAGAACACCCACCCGATCACGCTGATGTCACCGGCACGCATCTGGTCCCTGGTGTACTCCTCATCGGGGTACTCGTCCCGGTTGTAGCTGCGCAACCGGATGCCGCCGCCAGGCAGGCGATAGACGAATTTCACCCGCAGCAGGTCGTCATGCTTCAGGGCGTAGATCTCGCCGTCGGTGATCGCGTTGACTGACATATCGATCCCGATGACGGCTCCGTCGGCAATGAGCGGTTCCATGCTGTTGCCGGTGACGTTAACGCAGACGGCGCATTTCGGATTCACTCCTGATTCGTGCAGCACGGATCTCGGGAACCTGATTTTGCGCTTTGCGAGCTCCAGATCTGGAAATCTGCCACCGCCCGCAGCCACCTGAATTTCGTCGAAGTAGGGGATCTCTACCTCGTCGAGATCAAGTGGATCACCTTCTTCCCACGTGGATAAAGGCATAAGATCTCTCTCGGCGTCGGCGTCGGCGTCGGCGGAGGGCAAGGGGGACACGGCTTTTGCCTGAAAGTGAGGCGCTTCAAAAATATGCTTGCCATGTAATACATCAAGCCAGCCGCGCGGTAAGTCAAAGCATTCTTCGATGTGCCTGGCGAGCTTGTTGCCGATGTTCTTCGTTGGGTTCGAGCCAATCAGCCTGCTGACCTGAGTTGGTTCACGGTCAATGCGGCTGGCGAACGCACCTGTCCCCCCCTCCTTCTCTGCAAGTGAAAGGGCATTTGTACGGCGGATAGTACTGATGTCAATCATTCATCCATTCCATCATCTGTACCAGAAATGTACAGAACCTTGACGGTACATAGACTTTTCGCCATCCTTGTACCCAGGAGGTACATTTATGGCCGTCATTACATCCCAAAACCCCAATGCGGAAGCCTTGCGGGAGTTTTGGAAAAGTCTGAGCACCAGGGAGCGCAGCGAGGCTGCGCGCAAGCTTGATACCTCTGTTGCGTACCTGCGACAGGTTCTGGCGTGTGGGCGCACGCCAGGGGCGGTTCTTGCTCGTGATCTGGAGCGTGTGTTCGAAGCTCGAATTGCGCGGCATCAGTTGAGGCCTGATCTGTACGACGTGCCCACAAGCTCCGCCGACCTTGAGCCCATTCTGCCGTCCGAATCCCGCCTCGGGCAGTGCGCTGATGCTGCTGTGCAGGCATCCAGTATGGGGGCGGAGCAATGATCCGAAACGTCTTCGTGATTCTGGCTGGACTGATTGCGGTGGCCGTTATCTGTGCCGCTGGGGTGATCCTCCATGCCATCGGCGGCTACCACATCGAGCTGACGCCGATCATCGCGACAGTGGGGGCCGCCGGCGGGATCGCGCTCCTTTGCCATGAGTTTGGCTACAGCGCTGGGCGCAACAAGGCACTGGATGACCGCTTCTACCCAGATGCAGATGCGCCTTACGTGCACTTTCCCCGAGGCATGGACAGCTACCGGGATCGCCTGGAGTTCCTGAATCGAGCCATCAAGCGGCTGCACGAAGTCGAATCAGCCAAGGCCAATGACGCTGAGGATCAGAGCCCCAGCGATCAGGGCAATCAGCCAGAGCGCAAACGTCATGATTGATGCGCGCCTTTTCTCCCAAAAAGCCCTCAGCGGCGTTATTCCGCCCCGGTCTTCTGGGAAGTATTCCTTGTCCCAGTGCCTTTCCTTCCAGCGCCTGAAGGCATCTCTCAACCAGTTCATGCCGGGCCTCCGTGGCCGTTCTGTGTGGAAACAAAACGATAGCACGGAGTGTCCTGGCGCCACTTTGCGGCCCGGCTGACTCAAACGCCGGAAAGCAAAAAGCCCCGCTTTCGCGAGGCCTTTAGTCGGTAGTCGTTGCAGCGACTGCCTGGATATCAATTTGCCTTGAAGAGGGCGAAATCATCATGCAACAGAAAACCCAAAACGCGCAACCCCCGCGCTCTGCTCATCAACTCGCATCAGACCTGCTGGATGGCCTCGAAGCCGCTGTTGAGACCGTCAAGGGGCTGCGCGCCATCCTTGCACTGGTCCGTAGAGATGAGCAGTGCAGCAGTTACCTCAAGGATATCTGCACGATAGGACTCGGTCAGGCCGAGTTCGTCGGCGGGAACCTTGAGGATGATATGAGACAGGCCGACGCAGAATTGTTCGAACTGGAGCGTGTCGCGACCCAATCCGGAAATCCTGAAAGCGTGTCGCGACACGAAGGCGGTGCGGCATGAGCGCGCTCGAATTGAAAGTGTCCCCGCTTTCGCCGGTGGAGTTCTTCCAAGTGCTTCCCTCGCTCTCTGTCGAAGCCGCGCTTAAGCAGGCCAGCAGCATCAATCACAGCGTTTCAGATCTGCTTGAGGCATGCACCGAGCGCGCAGAACCGATGAATCTGGCTGCCCTTGAGTTCTGCTCTCGCCTGGCTGGCGAACTGGTCGATGCCGCGCTGGACGCCCTGCGTAAGGAGGTCTGCCAATGAACCTGTCGACGCTGCTCAGCAGTCTGTGCTCCCGGGTCCCGGGCGAAGACCTGACCGATAAACAGATTCTCTCCATCAAGTCGGATCTGGGGTCGGCTCGGAATGCTGCTCAGAACATGGCGCTTGGTGTCGCCGCAGTCGGGAATCTGCTGGCGAACGTTGGCGCTGAAGGCGAAGTAGGCCAGGAAACCTCAGAGCGTCTCGGCTGGTTTCTGGAGGAGATCGTGGGGGCCATCTTCATGTTGGTGGAGCTCGAGCAGGTCTGCACGGATCGCATCAACCGGCAGAAGGAGGCTCAGCAATGAGGGCCACTCTGGGTATCAGCTTCCGGGCGACTGCGCCGGTTGATCTTTCGAAGGGAGATCAGAAAGCGAATGTCCTGTGCGTGATGGATGACATTGATGCCGACCTCGCATTGGACAGCGCAGTCGACCTGCTTGACGCGATTCAGGGCGGGCTCCTCGACATCCTCGACGAGCCGAGCGTTAGTCGTCGCGTAGTCCTACTTCTTCATGCGGCCGAGACAGCCACTGCCCTGGTCCGTTCTGCCCTGGAGGGTGGGGAGGTGGCCAATGACTAGGCGCATTGGAGCGAAAGCACTCGGTGACCAGCTCTACAGCTATATCGGCGCCATCCAGGACTTGGCTACCGCAGTTCGCGAAGACTTGGCTTTCCAAGGTTGCGAGCCGGGCCCGCGCCTGACCGCCGACCAGGTGGATGCGATCCATCTGTCGATTATCACCATCGCCAGGTTGGCTGGCGAAGACTTGATCCAACTGCTGACCGAGCTAGAGGTGCCGGCATGACTGGCCTGACCTCAATTGGCGGCCAGGCCGCCACCATGACCAGCCGGGAGATCGCGGATCTTGTTGGGTCGCGTCACGACAATGTACGCGTGACCATTGAGCGACTGGCCGAGCGCGGGGTGATTGCTTTACCTGCAATGCAGGAAAAGCCCACTGCTGGCCGCCCCGCTCAGGAGTACGTCTTCACCGGCGACCAGGGCAAGCGCGACAGCATCATCGTCGTCGCCCAGCTCTGCCCGGAGTTCACCGCCCAGTTGGTGGACCGCTGGCAGGAACTGGAACAGCAGGCTTCCCGGCCACTGACCGCCGCCGAGCAATTACTGGCCAGCGTGCAACTCACCGTCGATCTGGAGCGGCGACAGCGGCAGACCGAGCAGCAGGTGGCAGCGCTGACCGAAACCGTCGGCGATATGGACCGATCGCACCCGCTGCTCGACTCGATCCCCAACGGCATGGAGAGCATCACCGCTATCCGTCAGCGGATCGGAAAGCAGTACGGCCTACCGCCCAGGGTGATCGACGCGGTGGTGCGTGAAATGCCGCACAGCCCGCGCCCCTTCGCCATGGTGCGCAGCAAGCACGAGGAACTGAACGCGCGGCCCTTCGCGGTCTGGGCTAAGGCCGAGATCAGCAGGGTATTCGAGCGCTTCGCGCGCGGCTGCACCTTCGTGACCCAACACCGAGCCACGCACCCGGACTTCGGCGCCGGCCGGGAGCGCTTCCAGATGCGCGGCACCCCTTCGCAGGAGATCGGCGAATGACCTCACAACCAAAACCGGGTCGGATCATCACTGGCCCCAACGGCCGCCCGGTGATCGCTGGGCCCTGGCCGTCCTACCGTCAATTCCGCGACCTGTGCGAAAGCGACCGGCTTCTGATGTACCGCCACGCGAAGCTGTGCAGGGCCTCCCTTGAGGTCCAGGGCTTCGAGATGGCTGAGGACTACGACGCTTTCGTGCGGCGCGTCACCGAGGAGCTCGACATATGAGCGTTCAGGCCATGACCTGGGCACTGGAGCAGCAGGTCGTTACCGATGCCGCCATGAGGCATGTGCTGTTGTGCTTGGCGAACTATGCCAACGAGGCGGGAAAGGGGGCGTTCCCTTCTATCGCCACGCTGAGCAGTGATACAGGGCTATCCGAGCGGACTGTCCAGTACAAGCTCCGGTCCCTCGAGGAGGCTGGTGTGATTCGCCGTGGAAACCAGGCAATCGCTGCCGCCTACATCTCGCACCGGGATCGCCTGCCGATGGTGTACGACCTCTCGATGGAACGGGGTGCAACGGTTGCACCGGGTGCAAATGACGACGTAACGGGGTGCAAACCACGACGTAACGGGGTGCAACTGACGACACAACGGGGTGCAACGGTTGCACCCGATCCGTCACTTAACCACCAAAGAACCACCAAAGAACCTAAAGAGCATGTCCAAACCGGCGAAACCGGTTCGGACGACGTGGGTGATCGGAAGGGAAAACCCCAGTCTGGGAAGCTGACGGCCAAGCCCAATCCTCTGGATGGTTTCGAGGAGTTTTACCAGGCCTACCCAAAGCACAAGGATCGAGCGAAGGCGGAGAAAGCTTGGCGGAAGATCGACCCTGCTCTGCACCCTGTGATCATGGCGGCGCTTCCGAAGCACTGCCGACAACGTGATTGGCTGAAGGACAACGGGCAGTTCGTTCCGCTGCCGGCCAGTTGGCTCAACGGGCGACGATGGGAAGACGAGATAGCCCCTGATGCTGGCCCGGCATCGAACTTCACCAACCTCCCCAAACACACCCCCGACATGTACCAGGACCGCGACGATGGCAGAGCAAATTTTTAACTTCTGGCGTAAACCCAACCGCAAGAGCGAAGAAAGCCCTTCTCTTCGCTGCCCGGTTCACGGTGACTACCACGCGATCCAGGTGGAGCAGTTTGATGGCAGCTACTTGACCTGGTCTTGCTCTCGGTGTGTTTGGGATGGGGTGAGTCACGGGCCGGGGAGCGAGGAGTTTTCGGTGGCCCTGGTTGAGAAAACCCAACGCAAGATCAACGAGTTGCTGGTTGGCTCTGGCATCCCCGCTCGCTACCGGGCCAGCACTTTCGAGACTTACCGCACCGATGGCAAGGCGGAGAAGGCGGCGGTGCTGGAAGCATGCCGGGAGTATGCCGAGCGATTCGTGGAGAACTTCCAGGACGGCCGCTGCCTCTTGCTCCTGGGCAACCTTGGGACGGGCAAGACCCATCTCGCGTGCTCAATCGTCCAGTACGTCGTACGGAACCTTCAGGCCCAAGCAGTGATCACCTCGGCGTCGGAGATAATCCGTGTGGCGAAGGGGGCGATGAACCGGGCGGCGAAGTACACCGAACGGGACGCTCTCGAAGAGCTGGCGGGCTTCGACCTGTTGGTGATCGACGAGCTCGGCGCGCAGAGCGGTACCGAGTACGAATTGGGGCTGCTCCACGAGGTGATTGACCGCCGGTATCGGGAGATGCGGCCTACGGTGGTGGTTTCGAACATGAGCGCGCAGGAGGTCGCCAAGTACATCGGTGATCGTGCTGTGGATCGTCTCCGCGAGAACGGCGGCAAGGCTGTTGGCTTCACCTGGGGCTCCGCTCGCCGGGAGGTTCTGGAGTGAGCCGAGAGCTGTACAGCGAAGAGGCTGAGTTCGGCGTGCTCGGCGCTATCTTGCAGTCCGCGCTCCAGCAGAATCAGGAGCTGGTTGACGAGGCCTTGTCCAGCGTGACCGCTGCCGATTTCTACTTTGAAGATAACGCCGCGCTGTTCCAGGCGATCAAGGATTGCTACGAGGAAGGGATTCCCGTCGATCCGGTGACCGTGGGAGTGGTCCGCGACGTGTTGCCCAGCGGCGCGAAGCTCATTCCCTATGCCGGGAACATTGCCCGCAATGTGCCTTCGGTGGCGAACTGGAGGACGTACGTCCGGCACGTCCGGGAGCGGGCCATCCTGCGTTGCTTGATCGACACGGCCGAGTCGGTGAAGGCCTCCGCCACGGATGACCGACCGTTGCCTGAGATCATCGCCAGAGCGCAGCAGGCGATGGCGGACCTGCGCGACCTCGATGACGAGGCGCCGAAGTACAAGCGGCTCGACGAGGTGATGCTCAAGGCTGTCGACGTTATCGACGACAAGTTCAACGGCCGCGCGCCTCAGTGGCCCGGCACTGGCCTGGCCGATCTCGACAAGCTGGTGCGCGGCATCCGCCCTCGGAAACTCACCGTTATCGCCGGCCTTCCCGGCAGTGGCAAGACCACACTTGCCCTGCAAATCGCCCAGTACAACGCCTGCGAGGCGGGGGAGCCGTGGCTGGTGTTCTCCCTGGAAATGCCCGAGGAGGAGTTGGGCGTGCGCTCAATCGCCTCGCTGGGCGGAGTGGACCTGAAGCGCCTGGACGATCCGCAGCAGTTGGGTGACGACGACTGGCCGCGCATCACATCTGCGGTGGCCAAGGCCAAGGGGGCGCCCTTGTTCATCTGCGACGATCCCAACGTGACCGCCAGCCAGATCCGCAGCACCGCGCGGTGTGTCAAGCGTGAGCACGGCCTGGCCGGTATCGTCGTTGACTACCTGGGCCTGATTCCACCAGAGGCGAAAGGGCGCACGCGCAGCGAGGAAGTGGGCAAGACCAACAAGTCGCTGTTGCGCCTGGCCAAGGAGCTCGGCGTTCCAGTCATCGAGCTGGCGCAGCTCAACCGCGACTCGACCAAGCGCCCCGGTAAGCGCCCGCAGTCGAGCGACCTGCGCGACTCGGGGGAGATCGAGGCCGACGCCAGTTGCATCCTGATGGTCCACCGGGACATGGATAGCGAGGCCGGCCAGAACGGCATCACCGAGATCCTGATGACCAAGTGCCGACACGCGCCGCCGGGCATGTGCCTGCTCCAGCAGCAGGGCATGTACGGACGATTCGTCAACTTCGCCGGCCCACGCGAGATGAGCCAAGAGGAGGTCGAGATGGGGCGTAGCTACTTCGCCAACAAACACGGCAAGAAAAAGGGGAAGGCCGCATGAGCAACGTACAACCGATGGCACCCCGCAAGGTCATGACCAGGCTGGAGCGGGAGTTTCTCAAGGTGGCCGGCCAGGAGCTGGCGCAGGTCAAGGTGGGCGGTGCTGCTGCCTTGGCTGCGCTGCTGGTCATGATCGCCAACTGGCACGGTGACCGCGGCACTCTGGGTTTTCACGACTACGGCCGGCTGTGGCTGCAGGACGGCAATGCGAAGGGCGCCGCTGCGGAAACGCTGCTGCGCGATCTGTTTGGCCTGAAAGGCACGCCGAAGGGGGCCGCATGACTGGGGTCTACCGCGATGTGATGCCTGCGATCGTTCGCGTCCTGGCGGCCGATGCCATCGACAACACGGCGAAGCAGAGCTGGCAGAGGCTTATTGACCGAAAGGTCGACGGCGGCTTTCGGGCTCTGCTTTCTGCCCAGGACCAGTTCGAGTTCGATTGCATCCTGCACGCCCTACTGCACCGGGAGCTTTCGCCGGCCGAGTGGGACGTGCTGCACGCTCGCTACTCGACGCACTTTGATCGGCGTGGGCAGGCCATCGAGCGACTGGCGAGCAGGGTGCATTCGCCTGCGCCTTCTCGGTTTCTGGAGCGTGCTGTAGCGACCTGGGCTATCCCGATGATGAAGGGCAAGGACGGAAAGCGATCAACCGCTATCCCGATGCTCCCCAAGAAGTGGTACGACATGAACAACTGGGATGAGGACGCGCGACCGGACTCAACTCGAAACCGCTGGCGCAGGGATATTCGGAAACAGCTTGATCGTTTCGAGGAAGAGGCGTTGGTGCATGTAACCGAGATCCTTGACCGCGAGAAGTTGCTCGATGCGGCTTGACGAATGTGATCGACTGAGCGTAACGTAACCACATCTGTTGATACGTGCGCGCTAAGCTAGATCGACTCCGAAACCCGGCCCTGGTGCCGGGTTTTTTATTGCGCCGCCGGGTTTTGCGCGGCATCATCAGTCCCCCGTCTAACTCGATGCTTTCCTTCCTTGGCTTTCAGCGAGATGGACGGGAAGCCCGGTTGCCCCCGCTCCGGGCTTTTTCATTTGAAGGTCGAAACTCGGTAGACGGCAGTCTCGCCTGCCACATCGGGCTGTAAGCAAAGTGACGGGTTACCGACCCGCAAGGCCTTCACCCTTTGCGATATCCAATCAATGCAGGTGGAGCGCAGGATGCGCACGGGGTAGTGGCCCCTATCCACCTGCACCTATTTCAGAGCCCAGCCTTCGAGCTGGGCTTTTTCGTTTCCGCCGCAAGGCAAGCCAACACGCAGCTAGGCCCGTACAGCCGAACGGCGGATGTCCGCTCATCCATCCGCCCCGCTGCGCTCCTTTTTCCAGGTGAGTGGAGTGGATCAGATGAGTGAAATTGATCTTGATGAGGCCAGCCTGCGTGACCTGGTAATGGTCAATGACGGCCAGGTCGTAACGACATCGCTGAAGGTGGCCGAACGCTTCGGAAAGCGGCACGACAACGTCCTTCGGGCTATCGACAACTTGGATTGCTCGGCTGGTTTCCGTCTCCTCAATTTTGAGGAGACGGTCATGTGGCGGGAAAATCCGAGCGGCGGAGAACCGATCAAGAGTCGAAGCTTCGACATGACCAAGGACGGCTTCATGTTCCTTGTGATGGGCTTTAGGGGTAAAGCCGCAGCTGCCTGGAAAGAAGCTTTCATCCATGCCTTCAACTGGATGGCCGAGCAGTTGTTCAAACGCTCAATGGACTTCAACACCATGCGCAACGAGCTGATGGCGGAGTACCGACAGGAGCGAGGGATTGCCAGCCTGGCTGGCAAAACCTTGCGTCGATGGCAGATCAGGGCACCGGTCATCGAACAGAAGATCATCGAGATCGAGCGCGAAGGGCAGTTGCAGCTGTTTCACGCCTGATCCGCCCGGAAAACCCACCCGACGAACGAAAGCCCGCCATTGAGCGGGCTTCGTCGTTTTAGAACCCCTGCGAGGGGCAGAGACTATGAAAATGCCAGAACGCCCTGAGACCTGGGCTGCGCTGCTTGCGTGGCTGTCTGCGCACTATCCGCAGTTGTACGCCGCCGGCCTGTCCTTCGTGGTCGCGCTGACGCGAGTGATCTACGGCGGTGGAACGCGGCGCCAGGCGCTGCTCGAGGCAACGCTCTGCACTTTGATTACCTTGGGCCTGATTCCGGTCCTTGAGTGGTTCGGCCTGCCACAGAACATGGCTACCGCTGCTGGGGTGTTCACCGGTTTCCTTGGGGTGAAGAAGATCGCTGAATTCGCTGATCGGATCGCCGACTGGAAGTTTCCGCGTCGGGGGGCTGGCGAATGAAGATCACCGCCGATCAACTCGACCGCGCTACCGGCTGCGGTGCTGCTACTGCCTCGACCTGGGTTGAACACATCAACGGCGCCCTGGCTCGGTTCGAGATCAACACGCCCGAGCGTGTGGCAATGTTCCTGGCTCAGGTCGGGCACGAAAGCCAGAGCCTCAAGCGCCTGGTCGAGAACCTGAACTACTCCGCAGAGGGGCTGCTCAAGACCTGGCCGAAGCGGTTCGCGGCGGTAGAGGCTCGCCAGTATGCCCGCCAGCCCGAGCGCATCGCCAACCGCGTCTACGCAAACCGGATGGGCAACGGGTCGCCGGATACGGGCGATGGGTATCGATACCGTGGTCGTGGCCTGATCATGATCACCGGCCACGACAACTACGCCGAAGCCGCCCGCGCCCTGGCGCTGCCACTCGTGGCGCAACCGGAGTTGCTTGAGCAACGGACCTGGGCTGCCATCGCCGCGGGGTGGTGGTGGCGGTCGCGGGGTTTAAATGGTCTGGCTGATCAAGGCCGATTCGAGCGGATCACGCTGATGATCAACGGCGGCTACAACGGCGCAGACGACCGTGCGGCGCGCCTCGATTGGGCGCGCGCTGCCATGGCTGGTGCGTGATGAGGTGGTCTCCGTGGTTGGTGGTGGCGTTGGTGGCGGCTCTGGTGTTCTGGCGCCTCGATCACGTGACCGCCCAGCGTGATGACCTGCAGGCCGCCGTCGAGCAATCCGCCGATACGATCACCGCCATGGCCCAGCAGGCCCAGCGCGACACCAAGGCGCAGGCCCAGGCCGATGCCCTGGCTCGAACCTACCAAGCAGCACTGCAGGCCTCCCATGAAGAAAACCAATTGCGCCGCGATGCTATCGGCACTGGTGCTCGCGTCGTGTACGTCAAAGCCCGCTGTCCCGCAGACGGAGTGCACCCGGCTCCCGGAGCCTCCGGCAGCGCTGATGCAGGAAGAGCCGTCCTTGCTGCCGCTGATGGACAAGTTGTTTCTGATCTCCGAGCCGGAGTCGAGCGACGCGAACTGATGATCAAGGCCTTGCGAGAGCACATTGCGGGGCTGCCGAGGTATTGCAGATGGGTTGCGAAGGATGCGCCGCTCGCCGAGAGCGCGCCAAGCAGATAGCGAAGGTGGGGTATGACCGAATCATGCAAGTGCTCCAGCGAGCGTGGCCTGGATCCGGTGGGCGTTCTGGAGTCGATGCTGGCCGAGCAGAGGAAGACCAACCATCTGCTGGCCCTGCTGATCCAGGCGCTGGCCGATGAGGGCGAGATAGATGCCGACATGCCGCGCGTCGACCTGAGCGGCAGGCCGATCTGATGGCCAGACTGAAGACTCTCGGGTTTCGCGTGTCGAGCCAGGGCGACCGGCTGAAGACTGCGGCGCCTGGTTCGTGGCGGACCGGCAAGACCTCAACCGAGCGAGGCTACGACTACCGATGGCAGCAGGCACGGGAGCAGTACCTTCGCGATCATCCGTTGTGCGTGTACTGCGCGCGCAAGGGATTGGTCACGGCGGCCAACACCGTTGACCACATCGTGGCTCACCGAGGTGATCGGGACCTGTTCTGGGATCAGAGCAACTGGCAGTCGCTCTGCGGACCCTGTCACTCCTCGGTCAAGCAGGCCGAGGAGGCCGCCGAAGGATGAGGCACGCCAGTGGTGTGTAACAATGGTGGGGGGGTGAAAATATCCGGTTTCGCCTGAAGCTAGACCGCCCCCGCCCGCATTCGCACATTTTTTCCGATCTCTAGGAATTTTGTTAATGGCGTTAACAGACAAACAGCGACGGTTTGTTGACGCGAAGGCCCGAGGAGCATCCAACAAAGCTGCCGCCGAAGCCGCTGGCTACGCGCCTTCCAGCTCTGCGGCCGCTGGCGCTCGACTTGCCAAGCACCCCGAAATCATCGCCGCCCTGAAGATGTTAAAGGGGCGGCGAGATGTTAAAGCCAAGGAGCCTTCGCCGAAGCAGGGCAAGGACCATGAAGCGCCGCTCGGCGATGAGCAGGAACCTGATGGCGAGTACCTGGATTGCCTGCCGTTTACGGAGGACCCGCTGGTCTGGCTGGTCAACCTGATGAATGAGCCGCGGGCGAAGGTCTTCGATCGCCGCAGCGCGGCTCAGAAAGCTGTCGACTTCTTCCATGGCAAGAAGGGCGAGATGGGCAAGAAGGAACAGAAGGCCGAGGCCGCGAAGCAAGCCGGCAAAGGCAAGTTCGGCCAGGGCAAGCCTCCACTATCCGTCGTCAGGGGGTAAACCATGCTCTGGACCACTGCCTGCCCTGACTGGTGGCGGCGCTTGAGTGCTGGTGAATCCATCATTCCACCGCCGCTCTTTCCTGAGGAAGCCGAGGAGGGGCTCAGCGTCTTCCGGGAACTGAAGATCGTAGACGCTCCCGGCTCCCCGACAATCGAGGCCGCATGCGCCCCCTGGGTGCTCGACTTCGCCGGTGCCATCTTCGGCAGCTACAACAATGAGACCGGCCAGCGACTGATCACCGAGTACTTCCTCTGCATCCCGAAGAAGAACTCGAAGTCGACCATCGCAGCCGCGATCATGCTGACCGCCTTGATCCGCAACTGGCGGCTTGAGGCCGAGTTCATCATCCTGGCGCCGACCAAGGAGATCGCCGACAACAGCTTCAAGCCGGCGGCGGCGATGGTGAAACACGACGAAGAGTTGTCGGATCTGCTTCATGTTCAACCGCACCTGCGGCTGATTACCCACAATCAGACGGGAGCCACCCTGAAGGTAGTGGCCGCTGATAGCGATGTGGTCGGTGGCAAGAAGGCCGTCGGCGTGCTGATCGATGAGGCCTGGCTGTTCGGCAAGAACCCGAAGGCACCGGACATGATTCGGGAGGCCACTGGCGGCCTGCTGTCTCGCCCTGAAGGTTTCATCATCTGGCTCACGACCCAGTCGAACGAGCCGCCCGCCGGGGTGTTCAGGTCCAAGCTGACCTATGCCCGGGGCGTCCGTGACGGACGCATCGAAGATAACCGGTTTCTGCCGATCATCTACGAGTTCCCGAAGGAGATGATCGAGAGCGGAGAGGCGCGCCGGCCAGAGAACTTCCACCTGGTCAACCCGAACATGGGCTACTCGGTGGATCGGCCCACCCTCGAGCGCCTGTTTATGCAGGCAGAACTCGACGGTGAGGCCGAGGTGCGCGGGTTCCTCGCCAAGTTCCTGAACATCGAGATCGGGCTGGCGCTGATGTCCGACAGTTGGGTCGGCGCCGCATTCTGGGAGCCGCAGGCGCTGCCAGGCCTTTCGCTGGATGCCCTGATTGAGCGCTGCGAGGTGATTGTTGGCGGCGTCGACGGTGGCGGCCTAGACGACCTGCTGGCGCTGACGCTGTTGGGCCGCGAGCGAGGGGGGCGCCGGTGGTTTCACTGGGCGCATGCCTGGGCGCACCCCTCGGTGCTGGAGCGCCGGAAGTCCGAGGCTCCCCGGCTCCATGACCTCGCGGCGTCTGGTGATCTGACCCTGGTTGAGAAAATCGGCGATGACGTTGAGGAGCTGGCGGCGTACGTCGCTCGGGTCAACGAGGCCGGTCTGCTCGACAAGGTCGGGCTCGACCCGGCCGGCATTGGCGCCGTGCTCGATGCGCTACTGGAGGCGGGGATCACCGAGGAGCAGACGGTCGGCATCTCTCAGGGCTGGAAGCTGACCGGGGCAATCAAGACGACGGAAAGGAAGCTGGCCGAGGGTGTGTTGATGCACTGCGGTCAGCCGCTTATGGCCTGGGCCTGCGGCAACGCCAAGGGCGTGCCTTCTGCCAACGCTTTCCTGATCACCAAGCAGGCGTCCGGCACCGCGAAGATCGACCCGTTGATGTCGACGTTCAACGCGGTATCGCTGCTGTCCCTCAATCCGGAGGCGCGCGGCGGCATGGATGACTACCTCAACAACGGCTTCTTTGGACTCATAGGCTGACCATGACATTTCGCTGGTACAACCCTCGCACGTGGCGGATGTTCGGCTACACCGACCCAGCCACGGGTGATTATGTCGAGGTGGACCTTGAGGTCGGCGGCAAGAGCACCAAGGCCGGCGTGCGAGTGACCACCAAGACCGCGCTGTCGATCAGCATGGTCTGGTCGTGCGTGAAGATCCTTTCGGAGTCGCTGTCGGGCCTGCCGCTGAAGCTCTACGAGGATTCGGACGGCGCCTCGCCGCGCACGTTGGTGCCGCGCAAGGACGGGGCGCAGAAGTTGCTGCGCAAACCCAACCCGTTCATGACGATGCTGAACTTCCTCAAGTTCGTCGTCGTGAACATGGCGCTGCGTGGTAACGCCTTCGCACTGATCGAACGCAACCGCCACGGCGAGCCGATCGGCTTGATTCCGCTCGGTATCGACCAGGTGACCATCGACACCGACGAGGACCTTCTCTACTGGGTGCAGCCCAAGGATGGGGAGCGATTCCCGGTTTCTCCGGAGAACATGCTGCATTTCAAGATATTCAGCATGGACGGCATCGTCGGTTTGTCGCCTATCGAGTACCAGGCGGAGACCATGGGCCTGGCCAAGGCGGGCCAGCAATGGTCTGCGCGCTTCATGCGCAAGGGCGGATTTACTGGTGGCTACATCATCTTCAAGGAGTTCCTGACCGAGAAGCAGCAGGCTCAGGTTATGGCGCGCTTCCCCGACGTGCGCAAGGGCGATGCCGACGACCTTGGCAAGATAGCTATCTTGCAGGGCGGCCCAACCTTTGTACCGGCCGGTCTTAGCCAGAAAGACGCCCAATTCATCGAGTCCCAGCAGTTCCAGGAGGAGGCACTGGCCGGCATCTACGGTGTGCCTCTCTGGCTGGCCAACCGGGCCGGCAAGACGTCGATCATGGGCTCCAACCTGGAGCAGCAACTGATCGGCTTCGTCACGTTCGGCCTGAAACCCTACATCGACGCGGTCGAGGACGAGTTCAACGACAAGCTGTATGGGCGCACCTCGCGCTTCGTCGAGTTCGCGGTGGAGGGGCTGCTGCGCGCTGACAGCGCCGGTCGCGCCACTCTGTTCGCTGCGGCTCTTGGTGGCTCCGGTGGCCCCGGCTGGATGACCATCAACGAAGTTCGCCGCAAAGAAAACCTTCCGCCACTTGATGGCCCTGAATACGACCGGGTCTCCCGGTGGGAGATGCAGACCAATGCTCAGCAAACTTGATTGCCCCTTCGAGGTGAAGGCCGCCGACGAGGCGGGCAACTTCGAGGGCTACGCCGCGGTGTTCGACAACGTCGACCTCGGCGATGACGTGATCCTCAAGGGCGCCTTCACCAAGGTGAAGACTGCTCGTAACGGCCGGTTGAAGCTGGCGCTGTACCACGACCTGACCCGGCTGGTCGGAACCTCGGAGTTCACCCAGGATGACCGAGGGCTGTTCCTCAAGGGCCGAGTGAACCTGGCAGTCAGCTACGCACGCGACGCCTACGAGCTGATGAAGGACGGCAGCCTCGACAGCATGTCCATCGGGTTCAACACCATCGAAGCCAACTTCGAGCAGCGCGCCGGGCGGCAGGTCCGAGTCATCAAGGCCGCCGAACTCTGGGAGGCGTCGTTCGTTCCGTTCGGCATGAACCCTGAGGCCGAGGTCATCAGCGTCAAGTCGGACATCCGGCTTTTCGAGAACGCCCTGCGCGAACGCATGGGGCTCTCGCAGAAGGAGGCGGCAGCAGTCGCTTCGCTCGGCTACCCCGCGCTCCGCCGTGACGGCGGTAGCGAGGCCACGGCGATCGTGGAAGAGCTGAAAGACATTTCAACCCTGTTCACCACCCATTTTGGAGTATCGCCATGAGCGAAGTGAAAGAACTGAAGGACTCCCTGGAGCTGCAACTGAAGAACGGTTTCGACGGGCTCCAGAAGAAGTACGACCTGGCCATCACCGAGGTCGAGAAGGGCAACCAGGTTGCCACTGAGCTGAAGAAGGAAATTCAGACCCAGAAGGACGAACTGCAGAAGGTCATCGACCAGGTGCAGGATCTGGAGCAGAAGGGCGTCAAGCTGCGCGGCGGACCCGGCGAAGGCAAGAGCTTCATCGATATGGTGAAGTCGCACGACGGCTACAAGGCGCTGCAACAGAAGAGCGCGAATGCCGCCGACATCGAGGTCACCAAGTCGGACCTGGCGTCGATGAAGGAGACCAAGGTCACCAGTGCCGGCATCGTTGTGCCGAACTACGACCCGACCATCCAGCCCGGCATCCGCCAGGAACTGCGCATCCGCGACCTGCTGACCAGCATCCCGGTCAGTGGCCAGAGCTACACCTACTACCGAGAGTTGCTGCACACCCGTGGCGCGGCGCCGGTAGCCGAAGGTGCGCTGAAGCCCACCAGCAACGTGACCTTCGAGTCGGTGACCGACCGCGTCAAGAAGCTGGCCGTGTGGATGCCGGTCACTGACGAGGCCCTGGACGACGTGCCGCAACTGTTCGGCTACATCCAGGAACTGCTGCGCTACGACCTCAAGCTGGAGGAAGAAGCGCAGATCCTCAAGGGTGACGGCACCGGCGAGAACCTGAACGGCCTGATGACCCAGGCGACCACCTACGACACCGCCCTGAGCAAGGCTGGCGACACCTCCATCGACATCGTGCGCCGCGGCATCTACCAGGTCCGCAAGCAGTCGAAGCTGTCTGCCGACGGCGTGGTGATGACCGAACTGGACTGGATGAACATCGAGCTGCAGAAGGATGGCGAAAACCGCTATCTGTTCGCCAACCTGCAGGGCCTGGTCACCCCGGTGCTCTGGGGGCGCCCGGTGATCACCTCGGACAGCATGGACGAAGGCGCGCCGGCGAGCGGTGAAGATCCGGCCACCGGCGGCGAGTTCCTGATCGCCAACTTCGCCCGCTCCTCGATCCTCTTCGACCGCATGTCGTTCCTGTTCAAGATGGGTCTGATCAACGATCAGTTCATCCGGAACGAACGGGCGCTGCTGGTTGAGGAGCGTCTCGGTCTGGGCGTGCGTCGTCGCGAGGCGTTGGTGAAAGGCCGCTTCGCGGCGTAACCCCTGATGAGGCCGGCCGCAATGCCGGTCTCTTCGTTTCCAGGAGGCAACATGAAGATCAAGGCACTTTGGGGTTTCGTAGGTGACGCGAAGAAGCTCGGGGCGGAGTCGGCCCAGGTTCGCGCGGGCCAGGTGTTCGAGAAAGTCAACGATGAGTATGCACACGTCCTGATCGGCAAGGGGCTGGCTGCTGAGGTCGGGGAACAGACCAAGCCGAAAGAGACCAAGCCGGCGGCGCCGAAAGGGGCCAAGTGATGGAGATCGACTGGGATGCCGATCCATCCATCCTGGCGAAGGTGAAGCTTCAGGCCAGGGTCGAGACGGACGAGGAGGACGAGCTCGTAAAGGGCTATGTCGCCGCGGCGCTTTCCCATGTCGAGCAGCACTGTGACTGCCGGCTGGTCGAAGGTGAGCCCACTGCTCCGGATGAGATCGGCCTGACGCCGGATGTGTGGCAGGCAGTGTATTTGCTTGTCGCGCACTGGTACGCCAATCGCGAGGCGGTTGCGCTGGGCACCATCGCCACTTCGGTTCCGCTCGGTGTCGAGCGCCTTCTCTGGTACAGGAAGAGATTCTGATGAGAGCTGGTCCCCTTCGACATCGAGCGGATCTGCTCGAACTGCAGCGAGTTCCTGACGGCGGGGGTGGCTATTCCGAGCAGTGGGTCTTCCTGCGCAAGGTGTGGGTTGAGATCACCCTGCCGACTGGTCGGGTGGCGACCGTTGCAAATCAGTTGCAACCGGTCATCAGCGCTGAGATCCGAGCGCGCCCGCATGGCGATCTTGTCGTTGGGCGCCGGTTGTCCCACGGCGGCATCACCTACGCGATAAACGCGGTCCTTCCCGATAACGAGAACAGCATGCTCAGGCTGCTGTGCTCCAACGTTACCCCTACACCGAGGTAAGCAAAATGGTGCTTCGAGCAACAGCGCAACTGAGCGGTGCCGTGACCGCCAACAAGGGCGATGACGTAAGTCATCATCCCGCTGAAATCCTCAACCCGCTGATGGCGCGTGGCTTGGTATTCGACGACGGCAAGGACTACCCCAGCGCCGCTGTGCCGCCTGCCTCAAAGGCCAGGAAGCGGCCGCGCCGCAAGGGGTGAACCATGGCCAGGCGCTCTCGCATAAAGGGCGACTTCAAGCTGCGCGGCGTGCTGCGACGGATCGCAGCGCTTGACCGCAGCGACCTACCAAGGGGAATGGCGCAGGCTGCCGACCTGGTGTTGGCCACGCAGCAGAACATGATCCCCCGGGACACCGGCGAGGCCGCCGCCGCGCTTCAGGTGCGGATCAGCCGGAACGGCCTGGATGCCCGGATTGGCATCATCGGCAAGCGCGACAACCGGCGCTTCTACTACCTGAAGTTCGTGGAGTACGGCACCAAGGGCTACAGCGGTACAGTCTACCGGCGTCGGGATGCTGGCGCGGTGGGCGGTGAGCACACCGTCAACAGGGATCGCAGCCAGTTCTCCGGCCGCAATCGTCTCGGGCGTCGTGCGACCAAGAACAAGTCGGATGGCGAGAACTTCTTCGGCTACTACCCGGATATTCCGGCACGGCCGGCGCATCCATGGCTGAGGCCGAGCATCGACATGAACCGCGACGACATCCGGATCATCATCCGCGGCGCCATCGATAGCACCCTGGCGCGCGCGGCGAAGGGGGCGCTCAATGGCTGATCCAGGCTTTGCCCTGCAGCGCGCAATCTACCAGCGCCTGAGCGCCGAACTCACCGTCCCGGTATTCGACGCGGTGCCGGATGACACCCTGTACCCGTACGTGACCATCGACCGCGAAGTCGCGCAGAACACCAGCCCGATTTCTGGCCGCAAGCGCAAGCAGCGGCTGATCTATCTCAGTGTCTGGAGCGACCATCAAGGACAGGCCGAGGTCCGCCGCATCCTCAATGAGATCGATGCGGCGCTGGACGAGCGTCACCTCTCTGTCGACGAAGGGCGCGCGGTGTCGGTCAGGGTTATCGCGTCGGACACCAACCGCGAACCGGACGGTCGGACCTACATGGGTTCCGCTACGGTACGCGTCATCACCACTTCCTGAGATGTATCAACCTGAGCCACTGGAGGAACCCATGGCAGACAATCTCAACACCGCCGCTGGCTGCCGAATCTCGATCGGCACCAAGAAGCCATCGGCCACCAAGACCGAGTACGAGGCAGATGTGTACGTCGAAGTCGGCGAAGTCGAGGATCTGGGCGAGTTCGGCGATACCTTCAGCAACGTGAACTTCACTGCGCTGAGCGACGGCCGCGTGCGCAAGTACAAGGGCACTGCCGATGCGGGCGACATGACCCTGACCGTTGGCCTGGACAACGGCGACGCCGGCCAGTTGGCGCTCAAGAACGCCCATGCCGACCGCTCGAAGGGCAACTACAACATCCGCATCACCCTGAACGACGGTCTGCCGGGAGATCCGGCGGCTGAGCCTCCGGTGCCGGCGGTGCCGCCCACCACCTTCTACTTCGGTGCGAAGGTGATGAACAACACCGTGGCTGCTGGCAGCGCCGACAACGTGGTGCGCCGCAATGTGACCCTGGGCATCAACACCGAGATTCTTGAGATCCCGGTTGCGATCTGACCTGGCCCCGACGAACGAAAGCCCGCCTCGCGCGGGCTTCGTCGTTTAAACGACCCGTGAAAGGAACACCATGAGCGAATCGATGCACGGCACCGTCACCCTGGTGGTGGGTGCGCGTACCTTCACTCTGCAGCCGACCCTTGAAGCGGCTCTGCGGATCGAAACCCGTTTCGGCGGCCTGCGGCCGGCGCTGGATGCGCTGCGCACTTTCAGCATCGCCGCCTGCGCAGATATCGTCGTAGCCGGCGCCGGGCTGAAGCCTGAGCAGCATGCCGAGATCGCTTCGGCGGTATTCCAGGCAGGCGTCTCCGACGTAGTTGGGCGCCTGGCGCCGTACCTGGTTGGCCTGATGAACCCAGTTCCGCCGAGCATCGTCGCCCGGGGAAAGCCCGAGGCGGACAGCACAGCGCAGTAAGGGATGGATCCTACGTCGACTACCTGTTCGGCGTAGCCACCGGCTGGCTTGGCTGGCCGCCTGACACGGCCTGGCGCACGCCGATTCCGCAGATCCTGCTGGCGCTGGATGCGCGGCTGGACTGGATGAACCCAGGCAACGCTTCGTCACCGAAGAGGGCCCCATCGCCGCAGCGGAAGGCCTCCGTAGCCGACAGGCTGAAGGCGTTTCTGCGGGGGCGCGGGGAGTAGAGTGCATCTGACAGCCCTGTGATAGATTCCCTGTTTTTTCTAGGGAATGAATGATGCGCGCATATATCGCAGGAGTCTTGGGACTGGCAATTGCTTTGCCTGTTCTAGCCCAACAAGCTGGTGAGAGAGATCTGGTCCTGTTGAGGGCGGCAATGGATGGGCGATTGAAGGATGCCGAGAGCGCCCGGCTCAAGGATGTCGTTATCGGAAAGGATGGGACGACATGCGGATTGGTGAACGCGAAGAACTCCTACGGGGCGTATGCAGGCTACGAGCCGTTCATAGCTACGAAGCTGTCGACGGGAAAGTTCTTTATTGTCGATATAGGAGAGGCTTCGGGCCAGGTTTGTAGAGACCGAGGGCTCTGAGGTTTCCAGCCCGCTTCGGCGGGCTTTTTCATGCCTGGAGAAAAGTATGGCGGATCGTGAAGTCCAGGGGATGCTGATCCAGATCGAGGCAACCACTGCTCAGCTAAGGCGAGAGTTAGCTAATGCGGATCAGGTCGTAACTCGAACGACCGCGGGAATTGATCGGCACCTGGCGAGGGTGGACTCCTCGTTTGATCGCACCGGGCAGGCTGCTCAGCGAGCCGGAACCCTTGTCAAGGGGGCTTTCGCAGCCATCGCTGGGGCAGGTCTTCTAGGTAGCGTGATCCGGCAGGCGGATGCGTATGGCCAGATGGCTGATCGGATGAGGATGGCCACCGGCAGTACCGAGGAGTACAACGAGGTCCAACAGCACCTGCTGCGCACTGCGCAGGAGACCTACCGGCCGTTGGCTGAGGCGCAGGAGCTGTACATCCGCACGGCCGACGTCATGCGCTCGCTGGGCTTTGACACCCAGCAGACCCTAGACATCACCGACAGCTTCAGCTTCCTGCTGGTGACCAACGCTGCGTCGGCAGACAAGGCGAGTTCAGCCCTGGGCGCTTACTCGAAGGCCCTGCAGACCGGCAAGGTCGAAGCTGATGGATGGGTTTCCATTCAAGACGCAATGCCTACCATCGTCAATGCGATCGCCAGCGCGACCGGCAAGAGCGCGGAGGAGATCCGCAAGCTCGGTGTACAGGGCAAGCTAGCCTTGGAGGATATCAATACTGGTCTGCTGCGTACGGTTGATGTCAATCGGAAGGCTGCTGTGGAGATGTCTACCAGCGTTCAGGATGCCTTGACGAATTTGGGAACGGCCCTACAGGACTTGATTGGGCGTAGTAATGAATCTCTGAACGCCACTGGCTTGCTGGCCGAGGGGCTGGGACTCGTAGCTACCAACCTTGAGGCAGTGGTAACTGTTGGCGGTGCTGCGGCTTTGGGGGCTCTGTCTGGCTCGCTCTTGCAAGCTGGAGTCGCGGCCGTAAAACATGCGCAGAGCTTAATTGCTGAACGGTCTGCAGCAATCGCTGCCGCTCGTAGTGCGTTGGCTGGCGCAGAAGCGCGAGTAGCCTTTGCGTCCGCCCAGATGGCGGCAGCAGAAGCGACAGTCGCTGCCGCTACTGGGATGCGAAGACTGTCTCTTGTAGAGGCGGAACTGATTCCGAAGCAGGTCGCTCTCACGGCTTCTACGGAGGCCCTCGCTATTGCTCAGCGCAACGTTGCCAGGGCGGGTGCTATTGGCTCCGTCAGCGGGCTTCTTGGGGTTCTTGGTGGGCCGGTAGGGTTGGCGGTAACGGCCGGCGCGGCAGCCGCCTCGTTCCTTCTGCTTCGCGACAACGCCGACCAGGCTGGCGTCAGCCTGGATGACCTGCACAAGCCGGTCAAGCAGTTGCGGGAGGAGTTCCAGAAGCTGAGCCGCGACAGCCGCGATGCTGCATTGGTTGAGTGGAAACGCGAGGAGATCAAGGCGACCGAGGAGGTGCGCGCTGCGTACGGTGACCTGGCGGCGGATATTCGTTCCGCTCTGGTGACTGCTCCGGCGAGAGATTCAGGTGGTCAGTACACGAAGCAGCTCTCCGAATACCAAACGCTACTCGACCGCCTGAAGGAGGCCAAGAGCAGCGGTGAGGCGCTGGCGCCGATCCTCCGCGAAGTTGGCGAGCGCCTTGGGGTTGATCCTCAGGATATTGATAGTTGGGTTCTGCAAGCGCGCGCGCTCGAGAAGGCGTCGGATCGCTCTCGCGATATGACCGAGAAGCTGCGTGTACTGACCAGCGTAACGGACCAAAACACTGCCTCGACCAACGCGAACAATGCCGCGAAGACTGGCATGAGTAGCGCCGGTCAAAGCTACCTCGACACGCTGAATAAGCAACTCGGTACCTTGCAGGACAATGGCAATGCCATCAAGGCGGCGAACCGCTACATCGCCGAGAACAAGGATCTCACCGAGCTGGATCGCCAAGAGATCCTGAAGTCGGCCAATGCTATTGAGGCGCAGAAGAAGGCCAATCAGGCCGCAACAGCCAGTGGCAAGGCGCGTACCAAGGCGGTAAGCGACGAGATCAAGGCGATCGACGACTTGATCGACCGAGCGCTTCCGGAGAAGAAGCGGCTGGAGGATCTCGCCGCGGGCATCGAAGGGCTACGGAAAGCCCATAGTCTCGGGAAGCTTTCGGCTGAGCAACTGGAAGAGGCCATCAAGAACCTGAACGAACAGTACGGGGACGCCACTCTGCAGAAGCAGATCCAAGCCGAGCAGAAGCTGGCCGAGATCCGGCGCAACAGCGCGGAGTCTTATCGTGCTGCGATGGAGCTGATGCTGCAGGCGCAGCAGGACTCGATCAATGCGAGCGTGTCGGCCATCGGGCTGGGGGACCAGGAAGGTGAGCAGCAGGACCGTCTCAACCAGATCCGTAAGAAGTACGCAGATCTCCGGCGGGCGCTGGAGGAGCAGCAGGAAGATGCAAGCCGGCGCCTCAGCCAGTTCGCGTACGAACAACGCCTTGCCGACCTGGCGGAGTTCCAGTCACGCGAAACACAGGCTGAGGTTGACGGCTATGAGCGGCGCCTGCAGGCGATGGCGGACTATCGAAACGGTGCCCGCCGCGCCTGGCAGAACATCCAGGCCGATGCGAACGACGTAGCCAGTGCCATGGATGATGGCCTCACTGCCGGCTTCTACTCGGCCCGCGACGCCCTGGCCGACTTTGCCACCACCGGCAAGTTGAACTTCCATGACTTTGCCTCAAGCGTGATCAACGACATGGCGAGAATCGCTGCCCAGCAGGCGGCCACATCGGCTCTGAGCGGTTTGTTGGGCATTGGAGCGTCTGCGCTGGGCGGGTGGTTTGGTGGGTCAGCGACGGCTGGTGCATCAGCATCTGGCTACACCGGAAGCGCATATTCAAATTGGGCGGCCATGCAAGCGGACGGCGGTGCTTGGGCTAACGGCGTGCAGTTCTTCGCCAATGGTGGGGTTTTCACCAACAGCGTGGTCAACACGCCGACCGCGTTCGGTATGGCGGGTGGACGCATGGGGATGGTGGGAGAGGCCGGGCCGGAGGCGATCCTTCCCCTGGCACGGAATAGCGATGGATCGCTCGGCGTGCGCATGGTGGGTGGGATGTCGGCGGGAGGTGCGACGACTGTCCAGGTGAACATGCCCATGGAGTTTGTCATGGAGGATCGAAGCAGTGATGGCATGGCGCTGGATCCGCAAGCGTTGCAAAAGGGCATGGAGCAGCAGATGCGTAGCATTGCGGAGAAGGTGGTTGCCGACTCTTGGCGTCCCGGTGGAATGAGCTTCAGGCAGAGCATAGGGAGGGGTTGATGGCTATCGAAACCTTCACCTGGATTCCGGACGACGAGGCCTCGTGCGATGGCGAAATGCGCCTGCGAAAGTCCCAGATGGGAGATGGCTACGTTCAGGTTTCCAGCGACGGGCTCAATCCAGATAGCCAGACCTGGACGCTTACCTTCGGTGGTCTGGCCGAGGAGGTGGCGCTGCCGTTGGCGTTCATTCGGCGCCACGGTGGCTACCGTGCCTTCCTCTGGACACCACCGGGTGGTGAGCTTGGCCTCTACCGCTGTGAGGCGTACCAGAGCCAACGGCGCCCGGCAGGCATCACCGTTCTTTCATTGACCTTCGTTCGAGCGTATCACCCATGACCTTGTTAGCGGATATCCAGAAGCTGGAGCCTGGCTCCGAGATCATGCTGTTCGAACTGGACGGCACGGACTACGGGGTCGATGTGCTGCGCTTTCATGGGCACGCGATTGCGCATACCCCTCAGGAGCTGGCAGCCGCCGGCGCCAATGCGGACCAGTTGCCGGCGAAGTCGATTTGGTGGCAGGGAAACGAATACGCCGCCTGGCCGGTGCAGGTTGAGGGCCTGGAGGCGAGCGGCGATGGGGCATCGGTTCGACCGAAGTTCACGGCAGGGAACGTCAATGCACGCATCTCTGCGCTGTGCTTGGCCTACGACGACCTGGCCAACTTCCGGCTCACAATCCGAGAAACACTGGCGAGATACCTCGACACTGAGAACTTCCCGGATGGCAATCCAGATGCCGACCCGACGCAGGAGTCGATCAGCATCTGGTTCATCGACCAGAAGACAACTGAAAACAATGAGCAGGTGTCTTGGGATCTGATCAGCCCAGGCGATGGTGAAGACTCCATTGGCCGGCAGATGACCACCTTGTGCCACTGGTGCATGACGGGTGGTTATCGTGGCCCCTACTGCCAGTACACAGGGCCTGGTTTCGACATCAACGATCAGCCTACGGATGATCCGGCAAAGGACCAGTGCGCAGGCCTGTATCGATCGTGTGAATCTCGCTTCGGCGCTGGCAACCAGTTGCCCTTCGGCGGCTTCCCCGCTGTCTCGATCATCGCCAGGAGCTGATCATGCTCAAGCACATCCTGTCCGCCGTGCAGAAGCACGCCGCGGCAGAGTACCCGCGCGAGTGCTGCGGTCTGATCATCCGTTCCGGCCGGAGCCAGCGGTACATTCCCTGCGAAAACACCGCCGCCGACGCCGGCGAAGAGTTCCGCATCGCGCCGGAGGCGTATGCGGAGGCAGAGGACCATGGCGAGATCGTCGCCGTGGTGCACAGCCACCCCGATGCCACCAGCCGGCCGAGTGCCGCAGACGTTGCGATGTGCAACGCCTCGGGCCTGACATGGCACATCCTGAGCTGGCCGGAGGGCGACCTGCGTACCATCGAGCCCGTTGACCAGGTGCCGCTGCTCGGGCGCGTCTTCGTGCATGGAGTACAGGACTGCTGGCAGGTCTGTGCCGACTGGTACCAGCGGGAGTGGGGTATCGAGTTCCCGCACTTCGAGCGGGCCGACGGCTGGTGGGAGAGGGCGGACGGTCCAAGCCTCTACGAGCAGCAGTTCGAGGCTGCAGGATTCGTCCGGGTGGATCGGCCGCAGCGCGGCGACATGATTGTGATGGCGGTGGGGCGCACTGCGCACCCGAACCACGCCGGGATCTATCTGGGCAATGATCCATCGCTGCCTGGGGAGGAGGCTTCAGTGTTCGGGCCTGGCCCCTTCCTGCTGCATCACCTGTACAGCAAGCCATCAGAAATCATCATCTACGGCGGCCCGTGGCACGAAAGGGCCTGCCTGGTCCTGAGGCACAAGGAGGTCAAATGAGCTCGATGACGGTCATCAAGCTTTCCGGTCCGCTCATTCGTGAGTTCGGTCGGACGCATCACCGGCAGTTGGAATCTGGCACCGCCAACGAGGCCTTCTCGGCTCTACGCAACACCCTCCCAGGATTCAAGGACGCCATCCTCCGCCTGGAGCGGCAGGGCATGCGCTTCGCGATCTTTCGCAATCGGAAGAATGTGGGGCCTGATGAGCTTGGGATGGGCGGTTGCCGGGAGATCCGCGTTGTGCCGGTGATTGCAGGCAGCAAGCGGGCTGGCCTGCTGCAGACCGTGGTGGGTATCGCAATGGTCGTAGCAGCGACTGTCGCTGCAGGGCCCGGCGGCTTCGCTGCCGCAGGCGGTGTCGTCGGTGGGATTGGTACCGCAGGCATCGCCCTGACGCTTGGCGGTGTTGTGCAAATGCTCAGCCCCCAGGCCAAGGGGCTTTCGATGTCCGGGGCGCCGGAGAACCTGCCGTCATACGCCTTCGGCAGTGCAAGGAACACCACCGCCAGCGGGAACCCGGTGCCGATCTGCATCGGGAAGCGCCGCTGGGGCGGGGCGATTATCTCGGCTTCGATCTACGCCGAGGACAAGGTGTAACAACCAACCATGAGCGGCGAGGCCGCGGGAGTAAAGAATGATTGAGTCTGAAAAGAAAGCCGCCAATGGTGATTCGGTTTGGCGATTGAGACAGGACGGAACTGTCGAAATCAATGAAGCAGATGTTTCCGATGCAGTGGTCTCGCCTCTCTCCGTCATTGGTATCGGTCTGCCGAAAGAGTTTACAGAAGAGTTAGAAAGAAAAGCCGACCTGCTCGAGCGCCGGCTTTCGAGGATGGAGGCGGCTCTTGGGCTTGAGCCGATCCTTTAGATCTGATCCATCTTGCTGGCAGCCCTCAGTCCTGAAATCAAGGCATCAAGAGCCAGGTGGTGCTCAGAAGATCCGTCGCGGAGGGAAGCATCTGCTGGCATTTTGGATTTGATGGTCTCGATATGCTCAACCACCTTGTCGATGGCCCCTTTGTTCGTTGATCCAAGAATTGAGCCAACCACCGATAGTGCGGCCATAACGCTCAGTTGGAAGGGTGACACAACGGGCTTTTCGCTCATCTTGACCTCCTAGGTCTTTAACCGCGCCTACATTGGCGCCTCCCGATCCCTGGGCCGGCACGCTCAGGGTCGGGAAACCCTTGCATGAAGGCACGACGCTACTACCCCGGTAGGGTGGTTGCCACTGGCATTTCATACACGCTGTACAACCTTCCAGCCCGCCTCGCGCGGGCTTTTTCATGCCCGGAGGAAAGCATGGGCGCAGTTCACCAGCACCTGGCCGGCCGCAAGGGCGGCAGTAGCAAGCCGAAACAGCCGTCGATCGCGCCGGATAGTCTGCAGTCCGTTGCGACCGCGAAGATCCTGATCGCTGTTGGCGAGGGCGAATTTGCCGAGGGCCCTACGGAGCGCGGCATCTACCTGGACAATACGCCCCTGATGGACGCCAGCGGCAACCTGAACTTCCCGAACGTGAAGTGGGAGTTTCGCCCTGGCTCTGTGGATCAGGAATACATCCCTGGCATCCCTGCGGTTGAGAACGAGACGTCTGTCAACGTCGAGTTGCGCAGCGAGTCCCCTTGGGTGCGCTCGCTCAGCAATACCCAGCTTTCCGCAGTGCGCCTGCGCTTCGCCTGGCCGGCGCTTCAGCAGCAGGACACCAACGGCAACATCGGCGGGTACCGGATCGAATATGCCGTCGACGTAGCCACCGATGGCGGCGCTTACGAGGAGGTGTTGCGCGAGGCTGTTGATGGCAAGACCACCACCCGCTACGAGCGCTCCCGCCGGATCGACCTGCCGGCGGCCACCAGTGGCTGGCAGGTACGCGTGCGACGCCTGACGCCGAACAAGAACAGCAGCCTGGTGAGCGACACGATGCTCATCGCTGCGTACTCTGAGGTGATTGACGCCAAGCTGCGGTATCCGGGCACCGCGCTGTTGTTTATCGAGTTCAGTGCAGAGCAGTTCAGCAACATTCCTGCCGTGACCTTGGAATGCAAGGGGCGGAAGTGGATGGTGCCGAGCAACTACGATCCGGACACTCGAACTTATTCCGGCGTCTGGGACGGCACGATGAAGCTTGCCTGGACTAATAACCCGGCGTGGATCACCTACGGCATCAGCACCAACGATCTTTTCGGCTTGGGCAAACGCATCAAGTCGTGGATGGTCGACAAGTGGGAGTTGTATCGCATTGCGCAGTATTGCGACCAGTTGGTGCCGGACGGCAAGGGTGGCCAGGAGCCGCGCTTCCTGTGTGATATGAACCTGCAGAGCAAGGCTGGTGCATGGGAACTGCTGCGCGATATCGCCGCGATCTACCGTGGCATGAGCTATTGGGCCAATGGTCAACTGGTTTCTCAAGCTGACATGCCTCGCGGCGCCGACTTCGACTATGTGTTCACCCGCGCGAACGTGATCGATGGGCGAATGGAATACGGCGCGGCATCACCGCGCGCGCGTTACGGCCGTGCCTTGGTGAGCTACGACAACCCGGCGAACAACTACGACACCGACGTGACCGCGTTCGCTGATCCGGAACTGCAGCGCCGCTACAACGACAACATGGTCGAGGTGTCTGCCATCGGCTGTACCCGTGAGAGCGAGGCTAAGCGCCGCGGTAAATGGGTGGTGCTGACCAGTGTGCTGGATCGCGCTGTGACGTTCAGCACCGGGCTGGAGGGGCGGATTCCTCTGCCTGGGCACATTATCCCGGTGGCTGATGCTGTGCTGGCCGGTCGCGAGATCGGCGGACGGATATCTGCCGTTGCTGGCCGAGTCATCACCCTTGATCGCGATACCCTGGCGAAAGCCGGTGATCGGTTGCTGGTCAATCTGCCGAATGGCCGGGCGGAAGGCCGTACGATTGAGGCTGTGAATGGGCGGCAGGTGACCGTTACCACGGCCTACTCGATGGCGCCGGAGCCGCAACTCTGCTGGGCATTGGATGCCGAGGACCTGGCTGTGCAGCTCTACCGCGTAATGTCGGTGAAGCGGAATGGATCGCAGTGGACCATCAGTGGCCTGCAGCATGATCCGTCGAAGTACGACGCGATCGACACAGGTACGCGCATTGAAGAGCGCCCGATCAGCGTTGTGCCAGTTACAACGGTTCCTGCCCCTGCAAGCGTTACCTTGAGCTCAAGGTACCAGATTGACCAGGGGCTGGCGGTGAGCACCATGACGATCACCTGGCCGGCAGTGGAGGGCGCCGTCGCCTACGACGTGGAATGGAAGAAGGACAACGGCAACTGGATCCGCCTGCCGCGTGCCGGCACGACCAGCGTCGATGTGACCGGCATCTACGCAGGTGGATATCTGGCGCGAGTGCGCGCGGTTTCGGCCTTCGACATCACGTCGGTCTGGAAGAGTTCGATCCTGACCCAGCTCAGCGGTAAGACCGGTGCGCCGCCGCCGCTGGCGTTCCTGCGTACCACCAGCGGACCGTGGAAGATCGGTCTGGAGTGGGGATTCCCGGCCAGTGGCGCGGCGGACACCGCCTACACCGAGATCCAGCAGTCGGTCACCCCGGGCGGCAGCGAACAGAACGCAACTGCCCTGGGCTTGTTCGCATACCCGACCGACACCCACACGCTGACCTCGCTGGCGGCCGGCGCTCGCCTGGCCTTCCGCGGGCGGCTGATCGACCGGACCGGCAACGTCGGTCCATGGTCGGCCTGGGTCGACGGCATCAGCTCGACGGATGCGAGCGAGTACAACGAACTGATCACCAAGGAGTACGTCGAGTCAGCTCTGGGCGAGCAGTTCTTCGCCGACATCGATCAGATGCAGGTCGATATCAGTGGCCTGCAGGACCAGATCGATAATCTGTCCGATGTGCTGGCCTACGACCCGACGAAGACCTACGCGAAGAACGATATCGTGCGGGTCGGCAACCGGCTGTATCAAGCGAAGCAGGTGGTGCCGCTCAACGCCTCGCCGCCGAACGCGACCTACTGGGCCGACATCGGACAGTCGATCGAGACGGCCAACGGCCTGGCCCAGCAGGTGGCCACCAACACCGCGGATATCACCGAGCTCGACGGTAAGGTCGAAGCGGCGGCTTCGAGCCTGGATGTTCTGCAGGCTGCCGCCCGCCGGGAGCCGGCGACCGGAGAGAAGGCCGATGCGCTGAAGGGCTGGGACACCATTGCTCGAGCCGCCACCGAAGTCACCGTGCGGGCGAACGAGGACGAAGCGCAGGCGAAGCGGACGAGCTTGCTTGAAGCGCGGACTGTGACGGCGGAGGGCAGGATCGCCACCGTCGAGTCGGTCGTTGCATCGAACAATGCCGTAACCGTCCAACGCCTGGATCAGCTATCCGGCCAGGTCGCGAGCAACGCCTCGGCGATCAGCACCGAACAGACCGTCCGTGCCAACGCGGACAGCGCCCTGGGGCAGCGGGTGGATACCGTCAGTGCGCGCACCGATACCAACGAGGCGAACATCCAGACCACATCTCAAGCGGTTACCTCGCTGGATGGAAGCGTCAAGGCGCTCTACAGCGTGAAGCTCCAGGCGCATGCCAATGGCCAGAAGTACGCCGCTGGCTGGCAACTGGGCTTCGACAGCGGTACGAGCGTAACGACCATGGCGTTCCAGGCTGATCGGTTCCTCTGGTTCAACAGTTCCAGCGGGCAGACCGTGGCGCCGGTCTCGATCGTCGGCGGCCAGATGTTCATCAACAACGCGATGATCCAGGACGGCTCGATCACCAACGCGAAGATCGGCAACGTGATTCAGTCGACCGCCCTCGGTGCCAACGGCGAGCCGCTGTGGAAGTTGGATAAGGGCGGCGCGTTCACAATGAACAGCGCAACGTCGGGAGGGTTTATGCGTCAGACGGCAGAGGCAATAAAAGTGTATGACGGAAACTTAGTGCTTCGAGTCCAGATCGGGAATCTTGATGTATGAGTTACGGAATGAGAACGCGTTCGGCCGGCGGCTCAATACTCTTTGACAGCAACAATTACTCATTGAGGATGGTCTATCGTCGGGACTTGGGGAACATTCCTCAGGGACTTTCAGTTACGGTCCCTGGGTTCGACGGTTCTAAAGGTGTCATGTTTGTCGTCTGCAATACGCCGGATTCTAGATCTTGGATTCCCAGGCATACCATTAGCGGCTCGACTATTACGTTTGGTTGGTCCGGTGATGTAACAGCGAATTACACTCTATATGCGGTGATGTTCTCATGAGTTTCGGTGCGAAGTTTGTTGGGAATGCCGGTCAGGTAATAATCGATCAGGACCACCCTTGTCTGCATCTGGTTGCGTCTGGAACCTATCCAGCCACTAATGCCCAGATCATCAACGTCTCGTACCCATCTCCGGTGCAGAGCCCGCTCCCACCGTTTGTTTTCTTTTGCCCTAATGGGTCGCATCACATAACGATGTTCCAGCATGCTGGTTCGGCTGGGAACTGGACGGGTTTCAGCTTCTACGTGAAGGTATTTCAAGATACAAGCGGCGTCGTACTGGGAGGGAAGTGGAAGGCATGCGCGGTGTTCATGCCGAAAACTGGCGGATGGGGGATGCAGATATTCGACAATCAGTCGAGAGTGGTATTTGACAGTAACAGGGATCTTGTTCGGTTCATAAGTGGTACCCAGATGCTGAATTATTACGGCACGAATGGTAACTATCTGGGGTATTACACCCTGCATTCATGGTCTGCACCGTGGCCGCATGGGACTGATGGGTATTTTCTGGTTAGTCATTTCAATGTACAGGCGCAACCGCCCCAAGGTGATACTGGAGAGTGCTCCATTGGGTTTGTTACTTCGGCCCGAAACACAGTCGTAGCAACTGTTCAAGTCGGCGGACCTGGGCAAGACGCAATACGAACACCTTTCCCATGGCCTCTTCTGGCCATTGCATAGCAGGAGAACTCTATGGCGTGGTACTCAACCGGAACCGTGGCGGTGACCGCAAATAGCCCGACCGTTACCGGTACCGGCACACAGTTCTCGTCCAATGCCCGAGTCGGCGACGCATTTCGCGGACCCGATGGACGTTGGTACGAGGTCACAAACGTCGCCAGTTCGACGGTCATTTCGATCAAGCCCAACTACCAGGGCAGCACGGCCAGCGGCCAGGCCTATGCGGTGGCGCCGATCCTGGGCTACGACAAGGACCTGTCGGATCGATTCAACCTGATCGCCAGCCAGTGGGGGGCAACCCTGGCGGGGATCAAGCCCTGGGCGCTTTCTGCAAATGCGGCGGCAGCGCGGGGGGATCTCGGCCTCGGCAGTGCGGCGGTACGGGAGGCGCTCGGTAGTTCGGGCGCGCTGTATTCGCGAGACAGCATCCTCGGCGCCGTTTCGCAGTCGAGCGGCGTACCGACCGGTGCGGTGATTGATCGCGGGAGTAACGCGAACGGGGAGTATGTGCGGTTCGCGGATGGGACGCAGATTTGTTGGACGAACACTCTCACCTTCACCGCTGGGGTCACGTCGGTCGGTGCGAACTGGTCGTACCCGGCGAGCTTTAGTTCCTCGTACCCCATCGCTGGGGCTGTCTCCGCTTCTGGTGCTGGTGGAGACTATGACTCTGGCGTGTCGGCGAGAAACCAGGGAGCGACCTACTTCAATCCATCCGCGGGTACGGCTGGGGTGGGGTTCTTCTGCATATCGTCGGCATCATTCACATCAGGCGCTCAGACTAGGAATAACAGGGTCGTCGCCATCGGGAGGTGGTTCTGATGCTGATCAAGCTGTCACCGTACGCTCCGCTGCCTGGCGCCGCCGAGCGCCTGTCGCTGAGTAGGGCTGGCGATGTGCTCACCGTGAACGGACAGGTGTTCGACTTCACACCGCTCCCGGAGGGCGGCGAGTTGCCGGCTGAGGCTATCGGGTCGGAGTGGTTCGCTGGTCCTGTACTGCGACGTGCCGGCCAGTTGGAGCTGATCCTGCGGTTCCCGCTGGCTGATGATGCCAGTGCCGCCGCTCGCTTCCCTGAACCGTTGCTGATCGATACCGATGGACCTGTGGAGTTACCGCGATGATCGACTGGAGCAAGGTAAAGACCGCCGAACAGCAGGCTGAAGAACGACGGCAGGCTGAGTACGATGCCGCAACCGTGGCGCGGGCAAATGCCTACCGCCTGGAGAGTGACCCGCTCAAGACCGAGGCCGAGTTCGATGCGATCAAGGCCGGTACCGAGCCGGACTACAGCGCCTGGGTCGCCAAGGTCGAGGAGATCAAGGCCAGGTATCCGCTGCCTAAGGCTGATTAG